CGGGCTTTGAATGAAGCCTGACGTGCTGTTGGTTTGTGGTCACCAGTGACGCCCTGTTGACCGAAGCGAATAGTTTTAACTTGATCGCCGTCTTTAGCCACAACAACGTGTGACTTTGTTGGATGGGTAGGAGTTCGCTTAGGCTTGTTAAAGCCTGATACGCCTGCTCGCTTCAGTCTTGGGTCAGTCATTATTTTCCTTTTGCTTTTCCTTTAACCTTTGCTAGGTTAGGGTTTGCCTTCTTGGCAGCAGGTGATGCTTTACGTGCACCGGCTGCGAGGATTGCTCCAGCATTCTTCATGGGAATGCCTTGCTTCTTTGAGATATCTTTTTGTGCGGCTTTGAAGCCCATGCCCTTTGCCATTACTTCTTCTTTACTGGTGCGTCTTTGTAATCGCCAGAGTCATATGTGCCATTCCTAAACCGAGCATTGTAATCTTTATCAAATGCTGTAGTTGGGTTTGGTTTAGGAGTTGACTTGACTGTTGGCTTAGCACTTGTCTTCACCGTTGGAGTTGGTGATGGCTTTGCTGCTGGTTGGGCTGCTTTAGAAGTCCGCACCTGTGGGGTAGGGATACCCGGTGTTGGGATTCTGTTAGGCATTACTTGGCACGTCCGCCTTCAGGCTGTGTGTAGATACCTACAACAACTTCAGATGGTCCCATGCCTGTTTGTCCTACGAAAGGCTGTGCAACGTTGGCTGCTGCAGGTGCAACACCGCCAAAGAAATCAGCCTTGTTTACTGATGATACGTCAGTAGCAGCGCTACGTGACTTAGGTGACATCATATCTGACATTATTCTTTTCCTTTTCCGTATGGTGGTGCTACGTCAAAACCTGCGATGACTGATGCATCCTGGCCTGCCGCAACTCTAACTGGTGCCTTGATTGTGACGAATGTATCGCCGCATCCGCATTGTGTGCACATATTTACTTGCCCTTCTTCATAGGCTTCATGATCTTCTTAGCAAGAGCCTTGTCCATCTTCATGTCTGCCTTAGGTGATGGCTTCTTAGCATCCATCTTCTTGTCGGCTTTCTTGAAGGCTGCCTTCTGACCAGGCTTCATGCCCTTCATAATCATCTTGTCTTGCTTAGCATCATTGTGCATTGCCATTAGACTGCTCCTATCTCTTTCATAATTTCTACGGTTTTGTTATTTATGGTATTGGCCTTCGGCATTTTTCCTCCGTTGTATGGTTTGTTGAGAACCTCAGAAGCCTCAAGGGCTTTCTGAACAGCGGACCGAGAAGTGCCTTCAGGCTGTACACCTTGAGCACGTGCTTCCTTGTAGAAAGCCAATTCTTTATCCCACTTCTTTTGAGTGGTACCTGATGCAACAATGGAGTGCTTGGCGTCGCCAGCATTCATCTCCAGTGTGCGGATCTTGCATGAGAAACAATCATCACCACATTGAGTGTGATCTGTGGAGGTTTCGTCTTCCCACTTAAAAGGTTCTGCTGATGTAGCATCACAATCTGTGCAACCGTAAAGGCTGGCACGTTGCTTCATATCTCCGTCAATTAATTCGTATGACCATTCGACTACCTTGCTGATGTGAAGGTGTCCGTCATTCTGAGAAGATGTTTGCTCCGTAACCTGCATTGATTAGTTCCTGTCTCTGTACGTCATTGATGTAATGTTTGTACCCACCGCGGAAGAGGAAGCCATAGTCTGCTAATGCAGTCTGGTCTTCGGTTGGATAGCGAATCTCTTGCCATTGCCCTTGAACTCGCATGACTGTTACGCCACGGTTCAGGCGGAAGCGGATGAACAAACGTCCACCACCTGCTGGGCCTTCTTCTACCGTTGGCGGTAGGAAGTAGTACTTAGTCATGGTGCTCCTTTGTAGTGGACTTACCACAAGGCTGGGAGTTTCCCTGTGAGGTTGCTTTAACCCCAGCCCTGCAGTCAATCAACTATTAGTAGTCGATAGATGAAGAAGTCTCTACGCGGTAGAGTGCTTCGTCACGGTAGATTGAGAAGCCGAGTACGCCGTACCAACCGAGTGGGCGGTGACGCATCAACTTGTCAACAACCGGTCCGATAACAACATGTGGCTCTTCTGCGACGGCTTCGGCAAGTGCCTGCTGTCCAGCAAAGTATGTGTTAAAGACGTTTGTCTCGTGTGTGAATGTGATTGACGCACCTGATGTAACACCAGCAGAAGTCACTGGTTGATCAAGTGTGACGTTCAAGCCACTGATAGATACAACGTTTGCACCTGTTGTGACACCGGTTCCAGCAACGAGGTCAGAGACCAAGATTCCTGAAGTAGATGTAACTGCAAGGACGTATGCACCTGATGCTGCAGAAGCAGTAGTGGTTGTTGTCGATGTTGACTTAGCAGCACCGTTGTAACCAGAGAAGAGACGTGGTGACTCGACGTAGAAAGCACCTTCATAGGTACCGATTTCGCCTGCCCAGATCTCATCATTTGCCTGGTATTCGTGTGGCTGACGCCATGATCCTACGCCTGTTTCAGCGCGGAGATCGTGTGCTACCTCTGGGTGGATACCCGCCCAGTAGAGGTTACCCTTACGTGGGATAGCCTTGTTTGTACGCAACTTAGCAACTGCCTTACGGGCAAGTGCTGAAGTGAATGTATCTGATGAAGTGATTGTTGCTGTTGAAGTACGTGCTCCGCCGTAGAGTGCGTTAGCACCTGTCTTGAGAACGTTCTGTGCCACAGTATCAATCGAATCAGCAAGGTTGTAAGCAATGATGTTAGCAACGGCTGGATCTACATCAGCAAGGCTGAAAAGTTCGAGAGCGCGTGTAACAAGTACTGCATTACCATACTCAGCCAATGTGATGGTTGTGTATGTTGGGGTCGCTAGTGCTACTGCATCTGGATCAGTCTGCTCAGTGAGGCTTGTTGTAGCCTGTGTGAGATCGACGTAACGCTGCAATACAACTGAGGAACCCGGGATGCTCTGACGAGCAGGGGTCTTATCTGCAACTTGGCGGATAAGAGGCTGAGCACGGAGTGCGAACTCGATAAGACGATCATACGCCTTCTGTACGAGACCTGCACCGCCTACGGTACCTCCGAGTGACGAGGACCCGGTGGTGGTATATGCGTTAGCCATTTATTGCACCTCCTTCTGAGGATGTTAGTTCGGTTGGTTAAAAGTTTCCGGACTGGATCATTGCGATCAATTCATCTTGCGATGCATTATTGATACGCTCCATCGCGTCCATCTGCTTGTCGGGCGTCATACCCTGTTGTGAAACAATGTCCTGCTGGCGTAGTGCCGCAAGATCTAATTGCTGCTGAGGGTCTGCTTGAGTCTGCTTGCTGTACCCAAAAAGATCGCCGTTATCATCGAGCCAGTGCGAGACTGTCTCCTCGTTAACGTCATCTAGATCTTTCATGATAAGGCGAGCGGCCTTAGCGTTGACACCCTTTGCTTCAAGGACTTCCTTGACGACTCGTTCACGCTGAACTTTGTTAAGCGCTTCAAACTTTTCAGCGAGTTCCTTGTTTTCTTTTTCCTTTGCACGCATAGCCTTACGCAACTGCTTAACTAGATCGTTGTCGTTAGTAGGCGTGTTGTCGATTTCGAAATCATCGTCATCGTCTGTCCATTGGTTTGTTGCCATAGCAACCGTTCTCCCATTCTTGTTAGTTGTATCGCAAGCCACAGGTCGACCTCGGGGAAAGTCGTCTGGCTCTTGCTATCGGTCTAATACGCCGTGCGGGGCCGATCGGTCCGCATCGGGAACTTAGTTAGAAGGAACCTTGTAGGCCCTTACCTAGTGGATTGACAGTGGTGTTGATACCGGAGCGTCCGTTGAATGCAGCCTGCTCAAGTTGTGAGAGTTGCTGACGCTTGCGCTGTGCGCTTGCTGATCCCTTGAAGATCTCTTCTTCTGCGGTAGCCTGGTTGTAACCAACATTTGCTTCACCATAGATACTGCTCAACTTGGTAGTAGCAGGTAGTAGTTCACCAATCTTTGCGTAACCACTCTGTGCTTGTGACTGTGTAATGCCATACTTGGCAAGATCAGTTGCAGAGGTAACGTTGGTTCCAAGACCCTGCTCAATAGCAGCGGTACCAATCTGTGCTGCGGTAGTCTTCTCTGTAAGAGCAGCAAGGTTTTGCTTAGGATCGAGGTAGTACTTAAGCAAGTCAGTGTCACTGATGCTTGGATAGAACTGCTTGAGAGTGGCCATGATCTGTGGGTCAGCATTAACAACCTGGTCTTGTGCTAACTTCACACGGTTGGCAAATTCACTAGCGGAGACATCTCCACCAATGATTGCTGCCATGCCAGCCTGCTTTGACTTGGCATCTTTGCCAAAGTAATCGCTCAAACCATAGGCATTAAGGGTTTCGTTGTAACTGTTTTCAAGGGCTAAATACTCAGCCTCGCTGATTGCGTTAAGGCCATTGGCTATGCGCCCAAAGTTCTTGTCATAAAGACCAGCGAATCTCTGCTGGTAAATAGGATTCTGCCTGAGAAGAAGTTTTGCTTCATTAGGACCGATGCCTTGCGCCATGTAACCCTTGATTACACTAGCAAGATCTCCAAGGCCATACTGATTAAAAGCATCTTCGAGAAGAGCGTAAGCATCTTTAAGAGTGGGATCTATTACCGGAGCAGCAGCACCAACAATGTTATTAACAACACCTTGTGTCCA